GTTTGCTAAAGTGATAGCGTCAACATAGTCTGCCGCATTACCAAGAGATGAAGCAGTGTTTGTAAGTTCAATATAACCATATCTGGTCATGAAACTTACCACTGGTTCAAATGTAGCAGGATCCATAACTGGACCTGTGCTCATCAATGGAATGTATGGGCAATAGAATGCTGGTGCATCAGTTTCGCTTGAGCCTTTGTATCCAACAAGAACTTTAGTACCGTCAGCCGCATATGAGTCAACGAACACTTTGATAGTACCGTTAAGAGTACCAGCAAGTTTTGTGTTTGTTGGAGCGTCGAAAGAACCTTCTGTTGTTCTTGCAAATGTTGAAGTTGTAGCAGATTGTAGAATAGTAAGAGCTTCTGGTGAAACTACGATGTAGTTACCTGCGCCTCTTCTTGTTCTAGCCGCGATTCTGTTAGCACTTCTGTTGATTTCGATTGCTAAAAGAGCATGTCTATCACCAACGAAAGTTGGAGTGTAGTCACTGCTGATTGTGCCGAAGTCAAGAGTTGTACCTGCGCCTGCTAAAGATCTTAATGAACCGATAATTTCTTGGTCGATTTCAACTACGATCTCTTGTGCAAGTGCTTGCATGATTTCTGCTTCTACATCAAGACCGTGCATTGCTTCAGCGTCTTGTGCCGCTTCGAATGTCCATCTTGCTGATAAACGTCTTGTTTTTGCTTCAACTGTTTGCTTCAAGATTTGAATACTCATTTTCTTACCTGGAGTACCTTCTGCTGTTGCAGTTGCATCTGGGCTACCTGAGTATGCTGTAGCAATCTTGAATGGGCTTAAAGCCTCATCACCTGGGTTCACGCCACTTGCAGATTCTGCGTAACGTGTTCTCAAAGTGTGAATTTGTCCTACTGGACCAGTCATTGGCTGAACGCCAACTAGTTCGTTTGCGATCACGGAAGGCATAACCCTTCTGATCAAAGGTAACATAACCTTGTTTAATGTAGCAACGTTGCCAGCCTGTGTTGCACCACTTGATGCTGATTCCTGAAGATGCTTTTTAGTATTTTCTAGGACTACGTCTAAAGTGCTTTTTCTGGAACCACTTAAACCTTCAAGAAGTGCGTCCTTTGTTGCTGACCAATTGCTTTCAAATAATTCTGCCATCTTTATTCTCCTAATTTGAAAGTCCGGCTAATTTACGGATTTGGTTGATTTCAACCACGTCCTGTTCATCTTCAGATGAAGGCTGAACGTTTTTATTACCAGTGTGTTCTTGTCTCACTGATTCTGTCAATGGTTTTCTTTCCTCTCTAGTAACAGACTCGCCATCTAATACAGATGGGAGGTACTTGTTGAATTGCTTCTCTAAGTTTTCTGTCTTAACACTTTCGAGTAAATCAACCATCAATTCTTTTTTTGCTTTTGATAAAGGTTTGAGTAACTCATCAAGTTTTTCCTTACGGTCCATCTTGTCTTTTGCAACTCTTAATTTGCTTTCTGTAAGTTTCACTGCTTCTGCATTTGCTTCTGCTTGTGCTTTACTTTCTGCTAATTCTTTCTTTACATCAGCGACTTGTTTTTGCAAATCTTTTACTTCTGAGCTTTCGTTCAAGTAACTTGATCTATACTCATTGGCAAATGATTCAAATATTCTACGACCAAAATCGTTTTCTCTTGCGGCTGTGATATCGTCTCTAAATTGTGCAACATTCTCTTTTACGATCTTGTTTACAACTGTTTCGACTTTGTCAGCGGCTCTTTGAATAAAGTCTTTCTTAGATTCAGCAAGTTGTTTCTTGCCTTCTCTGATCATTTTGACTTTTTGTTCAACTAGCTCTTGCTTGTCTGCATGAAACTCTTTTAATTCTGTTGCTAATTGCTCAACAACAAAATCATCCAACTTCTCAACATGTGATTTCACATTTGATCTGTCGGCTCTGAGCTCTTTAACTTCTTTAGCAAGTTGTTCTGCTACAAACTTATCAAGTTTTTTAGCATGTTCGCTAACAGCCTTTTTGTAAGCAACTCTTTCATTAGCAACTGCTTTTTTATCTTCTGCAAGTTCTGCAATTTCTGCTTCTACTCGCTCTTTGATAAAACCGTCAACTGCTTCAACAATTAAGCCTTTGTCATGCTCATATCTCTGAGCAAACTCTTCTCTTAATTCTGCTGTAAGTTCCTCACGGGCTTCGGCAAGACGACTTTCCCAGGCCTCAACGATAGATAGACGAGTTTCCTCGTTTATATCGTTCGACTCGATCAGGTCTTCAAAATTTACTGCCATAGTAGTCTCCTACCTCAATTTTAGCTCGTTTATAAATGAAACGATTGATTTAGTTAAGTGCTTTTCTGCACTTGGGTTACCGTGTGTATAGTCTTTGGCGATCTCATGTATAATGCTACCGCCCTTCATATTAAACAAAGACTCGTAAATAGTCTTTGGATACGCATCTGGTGCACTAGGCTGTGCAACAATATCTACAGTAACAATATCAAAATCAGACACACGACCTGATTCATTTACGTTACCGCTACCTCTACTGCTAACACCTAATTTTGCACCTGCTTTTAACAAAGCCTTTGCAATATTACCCATTGGCGTATCTATTATTTTCAATTTCCCTAGACCATTTGAGCCATCACATTGCATTTCTGTAATGATATGGCTCACTCTGTCTAGATTGATTTGAAGTTCTTCTGGATGATCTAACTCACCCATAACTGTTTCACCTTTTGATAATCTTGATGTAACATTTTCCACAGCACGTTGAATTTCATCTTTGGGATATAC